ATTCTTTCTCACCATATTTTTCAAAAATACTCGTACCAATCTTTAGGCCATAACCATCACCATACGGAAATTCAAAATATGAATCAGGTACTGGATAATCAGATAAATCAAATCCAACTACATATTTATCATAGTAATTTAATGAATCAGGGTGACAGTTGGACAATATAGCCACATGCTCGATTGGCGACAAATCAGTCTTATTGTCCAAATACTGTTCTATTTGTAATTGATCTTCAACTGAAATATTATAACGTTTCTCGACCAATAAACGAGTTTTAAAACCCACAGGTTTCTGAGGGATATTATCCCTATATTTATTAAACATGGTACGGAAGATTTCCCGCTCATATTCGTTCAAATTTTTATAATACACATGACTATTTTCACACATCCGTAAGCCATAATTCGCTAGACTATTTAATATTGGACAACCAGGATATTGATAAGCTAGACTCAAAGCCTTTGCTTTCAATAATTCTAACTTTTTCTTCCTTGACGATTTCAAGTACTCTTTGGTCGTCCAACCAAAGTCTAACAAAGCTTCTATAGGGTTTGTCACATTGATCATTTCGTCTTCATCTGCTATTATACCACAGAAAGACCCTTCAGTCAATGTATCATAATCTTCAATTTTAATAATCAAACCCAATTTGGCAAAATCTTCGGCCGTCGGTTTAGGTCCATAAAATGTAAAAATTCCATCGTCCCCTTCAATACGGGAACGTAAACTTTTCATACCGATCTCTTTAGCCATAAATTTCATTGCCATCAAATTCGCAAACGAATTCCCCAAAGATGTGCACATCTCACCAGACATCCGAGTTGCTGGAACTCTAATCGTAAATTTATCACGAAACAAACAATAATTATCACCTCCTAAAACTTCTTTTACTATCTTTATCCAATCAGTATCATCTATATTCTGAGTCATGTATTCATATAACTGAAATTCACATGCCTCCATAAATTCTTTAGTGAATAAAGATTCAAATGAAGTATAATCAGTTCCTATAATATGGGAGGCTGCTTGAAACAAATTATCTTTTATTTCTTGAGCTCTTTCATCAACAGGTGTATGTTTTATAAATTCTTTACGCGAGAAAAGCACTTGTTCTATTAATTTAAATACTGGCCCTACTCGTATCTTAAATTCATCAGTTCTTGAATTAATACCTCGAGCTGCTTTGTACATAGGGTAAGTTTCATCTTTCTGAAACGAATTCACCCTACAGTATCTATTTAAATATCCTTGTGCATCATACAAATTCTCTGCCGTTATACACCCGAATGAATTATCAAATCTACGACGTAATTCCTCTTTCCTCCAAAGTGGGTAGGGTGCATTACTAATCCAATTTTCAAAACTAGTATCTGCACTCGGGTCCAGTGGTGTCATATGTTTAATTAACCATTTTGCCACAAATTTTTTAAACCGTTCCATCATTCCTGGATCGGGTGAGGGGGGCTTGCGACAAAATCTTCGACTTGCACCATCTAGCATGGTTTCTAAGTCGGACGGGTCGGGATGCGGGTTCGCCGCGCCAAGTACATGACAGCCTAAGCTTGTTCTTACCACAGGTCGAGATCTATACTTTATGTTTTGGTATATCTTCACCTCTACATCATCCTTTATTTCGGGTGGAGGTGGCAATTTAATCTCTCTAGACTGGTAGCCATAGGCTGCGGTAGTATCATGTCTTGTTACTTTATAAAATCCAGGTCCTGTACCAAGTTTCGCCTTTGATAAAGGTAAAATCTAACTAGATTCCAAGCGAAACTAATAGTGTCAACTGGTACAAGATTCCCGGTGAGTGTGAATCCAATATTATCATTAACTTTAGCAATGTTCTTGACTGATTGAGTTAATCGGGTATAAATGGTCTTATGGTCCATCTGCATAGTTATATTATTAGCAGTCATTAATTGGCAAGCTTTAGCCATGGACACACATAACCACGTCTTAATTGACGTCAACCCAGGAATATATCTATGTTTATCATTAAACTCAAATAGTCTAAGAACAGGGATTCTCTCATAAAGTATTTCGGCAAATACAGGGTCAGGGTGATCTAAGTTAGCACCCGTAAAACAATCTGGTCTCCCATCTTGTAAACCCATTCCATGATAAATATTCACAATGGTCATTCGACATAAATGAGTCAAATGATCTTCATAATTGTCATACCATTCCCATATATGACCTTTTGGTAGACAATGAATATCTTCAATATACGCAAACCGATCCGAATTGCAGGGCACATTAGAAAAGCCAGTCTTAACCGGCTGCTCAACAGCGATGTCTTCGAGTTTCTCGTCATACGACAATTCATCAGCAAATGAGCCAACATCCGATGTTTCATCATCGCTTTCAGAATTATCTGACTGAACCCAAATTTGAGGTTCCCTAACCTCCTCATCAACAATCAGGACTTCTTCAGTATCATCATCTGATTGGAGTGAATCATACGGACAATCTCTTGCCATATGACCATACAAGGTACAATTAAAGCACCTATTTTTCTTATCACTCTTCGCTGCTTTATAGAGCTTAAAATTAAATACATCATCACAGCCGCTTGACATATGCTTAGATGAACCACAATAAGAACATGGGGACTTCTTATCGGGCACACTCTTAGCAACTTTAGGACAAAAGGCAGCCATGTGCTTAGGTGACCCGCAATTCCAACAAGAAAATTTTTTATTTGCGGGCAATCGTGAACTTTTAGACAAATTTTCAAAAAATTTATCTAGAGTAACTTCATTAAACTTACGATATTTATCACTTGATGTAGCTAGAATCTGGGACACACTCCCAGACGTTGATCCCGCTACAGGATCCCCGATTTCGCGACACCTACGTTCCCTGGTTAGTTTTTCAGGGACACCTTTACGAGTGAAAATGGAGGACGCACTTTTTGGGTCGTTACGCCAATAGTTACGCTGTCCAAACACACTAAACGTGGGTGGATGGATGCTGTCGCC